GTTGGTTGCCGTACCACAGTCGTAGTAACAGTATTGAAACAACTGGTTGCCGCCACTTGTCCACGCATGCCCGAAGGACACGAAAACAAGAACGCACAACATCAGAACTCTCCGACAAACCTCTGCGGTCGGGCTATCGGACTGAACCGCTTGTTAACCGTACCGCCAGAGGAATATCTGCTTTTACCCGCCTTGCTCAACGCAATGGCGACCGCCTGCTCTTGCGGTTTTCCAGCAGCCATTTCGGTCTTGATGTTCTGGCTGATCACAGCGTTTGACTTACCTGTTTTGAGCGGCATTTCTCTGCTCCATCGCTTGACGTTGCATTTCAATTCGCTCCAAGTTTACATCATTTCGGTCGTCTGCAATCTGCTCCTGTAGCTCCAGCCTAGCCGAATCAGACGTAGCTTGTTGTTGCATCTTCATCTGCTCAAGTTGCAACTTAGCTTGGTCCATCTGAGATTTCTGCTCTGCTTCCATCTGCTTGATAGCAAGCTCCTGCATACGGATTGTAACCAACGGATCGTCCTTAGACCCGCCCTCACCTTTGTAAGTAAGCATAGGCATAATCTGGGCAAGCAACTCAGTCTCAACCTGAGCAACACGAGCCTCAATTTGATCAGGCGGCATCTGCTGCGCTTGACCCTGCATCTGTAGCTGTTGCATCTGCTGCTGCGCAACCTCCGGACGAATAGCGCCTGTCTGAGCCAACGCTTGGAACTGAGCCATCCCATCCTGAGTCTGTTGCTGCTGTTGCATCTGCATCTGCTGGATCTCTTCCTGCACCATGGTCCGAGCCTTCATGTTGACGTGCTGAAGAACATGGCTGAACAACGCCGCCAAGACCGCGGGGGTCTGCTGAAGAATATCCAACTCAAGCAACGAAATATGCGCCTGAATGTGAGCGTCGTGATCCTGCTGCGGAAACGCCTGCGCAGGCTTCCCACCAATCATACCCGCGTTCTCCGTCGCCGGATCCTGCGGCTGTGGTTGTGGCTGCGGCGGCAGTATCTCGTCTATGTTTTGCACCTCTAATGCTTGATACATCCGACGATACGCAGCATGCAGATTATGCATCTGCGGGTTAGACTGCGCCAGTTGGAGCTGTGTTTGCGCAAGTGTAACACGCTGCGACATCGAAAAGATGTTCGGGTCTGAGACGGGGAGGACATCTACCCGAGCATCAAAGTCTTCAGCCTTAACCTGAGATGGGGCCCCCGCAACCTCATAGGGGTACATCGGAGGTAGGTTTTCGGCGAAGATACGCGCAAGTAAACGGAACTCCGTCTTCTGCGCGTAGTGCATCCGTTTATGAATTGCAGACATGACCTTCATGCCGCGCTCCAACATAGCAACCGTAGTGCCGACAGGAGTCTCTTGACCCATGTCCGACATCTGCTGATCCGCTAAAGCGACAAACCTACGACCGTCGTTTACTAAACCACCCAACATAGAAGCCAACGCTCCAGACGGCTCCTTGTAAGGCAACGGCACAATAGCGTCTCGGATGCTCCCTCCGGGCGCATCAATGTCCCTCCACTCCCCAGGCTGCAATGGCTCATCGTCGTTGCGTACACGCACTCCACGGGCCTTAAAACCAGCCGGAAGGTTAGACAGAGTCCCAGCATCTATCAACTGGCGCAGCAAACTCGTAGCCGCGCGGCCCAACCCACCAATCATGTGAATCAAACCAAACCCATAAAACCCCAAACCAGGGGTGAACTTATAATGCACAAAGTACTGACGCTTGCGCTTCAGTATATCCGGCTCGTCATAGTTCCGACGAATCGACAAAACTTGACCAGAAGAATGATCCAACGTGACAATGTACGGCAGGTTAATGCCCGTAGGCTCACCCGTCATAGGATCAATGTCCTCAAACCCCTCGATGTCTAACGCAGCGTGACACTCCAAGATCGTCAGAACATCCTCACTGTAGTTCTTAGACAAGCCCTCAAGCTCGTTAACCTTCTGACGTACCGGATCCTCTTCGCTGTCGTCCGACGCGCTCAAGTCTACATCGCGGTAAACCCCAGCGTACTGCATCTTCGCAACCTCGTTCATGTCCATGCGCAAAACATGCGTCACACGAGAGGCCGTAGCCAAATCAGAAGCAGAGTAAGGAACAACTAAGTCTTGCGCAGGAATGAACTTTGATACCGCACGTTGACGAGTCGGATCAAAGTAAACCTTCTTAAACGTAGAACCAGACAACGGTAAATAATACAGCATCTGATCCATGTCCGGATCATACTCTTCCATCACCTCAGTGATCTGATAGTTCATAAAGTCCTTAACGCGAATAGCCTGTGCCTCGCGCTGCGCATCCTTTAATCCAAGGACCGAGGTCCGAACTGGACCTCCGGAAGGTAAAAGCTCCTTATACGCTTGAGCCTGAAACTGCGTAACACTCTCCGCAACCAAAGGGTGCGTAATACCACTCGCCCCCTCAAACGGAGTAGATCGCTCCTCAGTCTTAATACCAAGAAGGTCCAAGCCATTAACATATGATGTCTCCCACTCGGACCGCGATTCAAGGTCCTCTTCATACATGCTGCGCAATTCAGACGACAAATCGCCAAGAACGGAATCATCTAAAAACTCAGCCAAGTTAGCGTCAAACGGAATCATCTCCTCTTGAGGAATGTCTGCCGCCATGTTCATTGCCTGAACAATCGCGCCGCCCTGACCATCGTCAATAACTTCAGCGCCACCCTCAAACATCTCTGGGGAAGGAGCATCGATCTCTATATCAGGAAGACCCGCTGTATCGTCGAGGTCTAACCCCGGTGCAACCATGTTTGGTGGTAATGCCATTAATAATACTCCCGTTTACGGGGCCTCCATTCTAGTTCGTCTTCCTCTTCGCCCTTCAGAGAGATGAACCCTCCCTGACGGAAACGCATGAGTGCTAACGTCATACTATCACAGAAGTCATCGTTTTCGCCATTAGGAAATGAAACTACTTCCTCAATGACTTCATCAGCAAACTTCTCGTCCATCGGTGCCCACACCATACCAGCTTCGAACAATGGAGCAACCATATGCATACGACTGACCTTATCAGTCCCTTTGCCCGGTGAGAAGCCTAGCGCAGGAATACCACGAAGCCGCAACTCGTCAATGAGTGGTGTACCCGTCGCTTTCGCTTCGACCAACACCATATCCGGCTCCCAATATTCGTGCTCCTCATAGGCAATCTCCTTTAGTTCAGGGAAATTCCAACGTCCGCGCCGAGCGTCCAACAAAACAACATGGTCCGGACCACCCTCCTCGGGCTTGAATATCCCCCATGTCGTGATCGCGCTGTAGTCAGCAGACTGCTTCTTCGAGAACGCCGTGTCATACGCCTGCACAATGTAGCTCAAAGGAGGGATCTTCTCCTTCTCCCAAGCATTCCACCACTCGCGCTTGATAATCGCAGACTCCGATGACGTCGGTTGCTGCTGCCACTGAGCATTCCACTTGCTAACAGGAAGAGAAGCCTTGATCGAAAGCAAAGCGTCTTTTTCCCAGAATTCCGGCCATAAAGGCTCATCTGAAGGCATAATTGCAGGGAATTCAACGACTTCCCACTGGTCAGACATGACGTCACTGCCCTGAGACGCCAGCAGCCGACCCGTCAAATCCTTCTTACCCCACCTAGTCATGACCAAAATGATCGAACCACCAGGCTGTAAACGCTGTCGAGGGCCAGAGGTGTACCACTCATAGGCGTGGTCAAACGCCGTATCGCTTAACGCATCTTGTTCCGAATGAGGGTCGTCAATGATAAGCAAGTCCGCGCCGCGACCAGTGATGGCCGCGCCAACACCCGCCGCAAAGTACTCCGCACCCTTGTCAGTGCCCCACTTACCTGCGCCCTTGTTGTCTTCCTTGAGATTGGTTCCAGGAAATATCTCTTTATACGCCGGATCATCAATCAAATCCCTAACTTTTCTGCCAAAACGTACCGCCAACTCAGTGTTGTGCGTCGCCTGAATGATTTTTAACTTAGGATTTCTACCTAGAAACCAAGCAGGCATCAAGTAGCTTGCAAACTCAGACTTCGAATGACGAGGCGGCATGTTAATAATCAACCGCTTGAGTTCTCCTCGTGCAACACGTTCAAGTTTTTCAGCAATAATCCGGTGATGACGGCCCTCAATGAAGTTCTCGTACACATGATGCGCAAACGACATGAACTTTTCAGACGCTTCCTCACGCAAATCCAACCGCTTCTTAGCCTCGGTCAAGGCTAAGATCTCTTTTAACGCCTCTTCAGGTAACGCCTGTAGATTCATCTAACTTCTTCTAAACGGTAAACCCGCCAAACCCGTTGCAGTTTGTTGGGCAACTGTAATTGGTTGCACGGTAGGTGTGGGTAAGGTGAAAGTCGATTGCCCTTGGGGCAGCAAACTCGGTAAAGTGTACGGTAAAACCGCCGTAGGAGAAATAGCCGCCGTGTACGGTGAAACTGGCAGAGTACCAGGGTCCGGGGGCATGGGACCTTGCGTGGGAAACGGCGTCGCAAAAGGATCAATCTCGCAAACATTCGTTTCCGGATTCATCCGATAACCCTCGGGACAAGGATCAACATCCCCAGAATCGCCAACAGAAGTAAGGTCCATGCTGTAACCAGGGCCGTCGTCCGAGTCATTCGAGTCGCTACCGAAAAGAGGTTCAGGGCCACGAATCAGTCCCATCGCAGCCTCTTTGTTAATAGTAGGATCCATAATCGTAGCGTTCTCAGACCGTGATCCAGTATACGCAACAGGGTTACCCGACGCATCTACAGACAAAGACCCAACAATCTGACCGCCATCCATCACAGGAACATAGCGAGTCGTTGTCGAATCCGCGATACCAAGCACACGGGCAATACCGCTAGGCCTATAGTCCCCGGTTAACTGTTCATAAGCACGGCGCTGGTCCATCTCGCCTAATGCCGCTATGCCCCCAAAAAAAGGAGATATCGCAGCTAACCCAGTAGCAGGCGCGTCTAGTCGCGCCCCAAAAGCGTCAACCGCGTCAACGTAATCTTGGGCCGAGGCCCCCGCACTGTCCAACATATCCGTTGCTTCATTGGTCAAAACAGCGCCCGATTGCGTACTCATCCCATACGGGTCAGCAGCAGCAGCAATCTTCTGTGTCCGGAAACGCTCTTGGAACTCCTTGTCAACGCCAGGAACAGGCAGCGACGTGTCTATCAACTCCCCGCCAACATACTCCTTGTTGTCAAAAGGAGTAAGGGTATTCTGTAGGTCCTGTAATGCGCTGTTAACCTTATTGCTGCCAGAGCCAGGAGCCGGAGGCATAAAAGCAGAGGGGTTAGCCTTAAACTGCGTGGCAAAATCCTGACCCGATTGACCAGGGGAAGTGTAAGTGTTCGACGCTTTGCTCGACGCTTTGCTCGACGCTTTGTTCGACGAAGTGCCAACCGAAGGCTGCTTCGCCGAAGCAGACGCCGAAGCCATCTTCTTGTCGTAGCTCTTGTCGCCAAAAGAAACCTTCTGAAGACCCTTGCCCGCAATGTTTACAGCCTGACCATGATACCCCGCTTTCGAGGCCTCCGTCAGATTCTTAAACGTAGGGGGAGAAGCAGGCTTGGGGGCCGGAGCCGGAGCCGGAGAAGAATTATTGCTGCCGCCGCCATTGTCGCTGCTGCTGCTACCACCGCCGCCGCTGTCATCCCCACCATGCGCAGCCATAGACCAAAAATCCAAGTGCCGAACAACACTAAAAGGGTTGTATATACTTCTCATAAACCTGTCTCCATACGATAGTTCGTGCCAACGAACCTATAACCACGCTTCGATAACAATCCCTCAAAAACCTCCGGAGTAATAGTCGATGTCTGACCAATCCGAATGTCCGAAGCACCCTTGCTACGAGCCCAATCCTCAAAATAACCCAACAAATCAATCCCGATCCGGGTGCCACGCTTCTCAGGAATAACATACCAAACAGTGTCCGTCGCTATTAAATCAGGACCAAAGTAATATGAAGCAACATTACCAACAAAAACACCAACCGCAACACCGCCAGAATGCGCCAAAATAATAACACGGTCAGGATCCAACACGTTATCCGCAGCAACCGATAACAACTTCTCAGAACTAAACTCTAAACGAGAAAAAGAACTCTCCGAATGAGCTAACTCCCCCAAAGAAACAATCGAAGACGCAACCCAAGGCGTGATCTCTGTCACAACACCGTACTCAATACCGCCAGAACCATCCAACACTACATCATCCCCGCAAACTAGCCAAAC